CCAGACGTCGATGCGCGACTGAGTGCGATCCCGCAAGGTCTCGACCCCGACGTCCCGAAGATGGTCGTCTGTGCGAGGGTGAAGCGGGCGATGATCGCCGGCGTGGACGTCGAGGGCGTGACGAACACGCAGCAGACCGCTGGCCCGTTCTCGCAGTCGATGACGTACTCGAACCCGATGGGGAACCTGTACCTCACGAAGGCGGAGCGGAAGCTGCTCGGCTGTGGTGGGCAGGAGGCGTTCACTGTCGCCACACCCATCGCAGGGTCCAGCGCGCATCTCCCCTGGTGCTCGCTGGCATTCGGTGCCTTGTACTGCTCGTGCGGTGTGGATATCGCCGGGGTGCCGATCTTCGGGGCAGGCGGTGGGTCGTGAGCCTGCCGACGCCGTACGTGGTGAAGCGGGCGGCGTTCGTGGCTGGTGCGACGGATGCGCATGGCAACCCGCGTGAGACGTGGGCGACTCCGGTCGATGTTGCTGTGCATGGGTGGGCGCCGCCTGCTGCTGACAAGGAGCCGTCGGACCCGGGTCGCAGTGCGGTGATCCGTGACCTGGACCTGTACGCGCCTGCCGGGACGACTGGCGGTTCGCGTGACCGGTGGACGGTCGACGGGGTGCTGTACGAGGCGGTCGGCTACCCGGAGGACTACACGAAGGGCCCATGGCAGTGGGCCGCGGGTGTCCGCATCAACCTCAGGTTCCCGGAGGGCTGACGTGGCTACCCCCAAGAAGGCGAAGGTTCTGATCAAGTGGCGCTTCCCGGTGTTCCGGGAGATGCGCACATCACCGGAGATGATGGCGGAGCTCGCGCGCCGGGCGGAGCGGATCGCTGCAGCGGCTGGCCCTGGCTACGAGGCTGGGACGCCGCGTGTAACGGGTGGCAAGGTCCGTGGCCGCGTGTCGGTGAAGACGGCGACGACGACTGCTCGACGTCGTGAGGCCAAGGATCACTCGCTTCTGCGGGCCCTCAATGCCGGGAAGGGGTGACCGTGGAGGCCATCACCTTCCCTGACGCTGAGGCTGTCGTCATCGGCTACCTGAACCCGCTGCTCGTCGCTGACGGTGACACGGCTCGCGCTTCGACACGCGTCCCTGCTGACCGTCCTGGTCGCCTGGTGCGGCCCATCCTGACGGGCGCGTCTCGGCGGAGCCTGTCGAAGCAAGACGCGCAGGTCACCGTCGAGTGCTGGGCCCCGAACTCTGCCGACGCGAGCGCGCTCGCCGCGAAGGTCTACGGGTGGCTGTCCGCCCTCGACGTCGGCGGCTCCTACGTGCCCGCGGGCGCCGGCGGTTGGGTCGGTGGGCCGTACTTCGACCCTGACCCTGACACGGGCTCACCGCGGTATGTCATGACCGTCATCATCCGCCAGTCCGCTGTCGTCCTGTAGGAGGCCGTCGTGAAGCTCGACCACCCCACGATCCCCGACTGCAGCGTTGACGTGTCCGCGAAGGACGCGCGTGACTGGCTGGCGCAGGGCTGGGTCGACTCGACCCCGAAGCCCCCCAAGACCCCTCGATCGGCGACGACGAGGTAGCACCACCGAATCCCTTGAGGCGGCGCACGACCACAAGGGAGGCCCATCGTGGCCAACAACGTGAAGAACGTCGTCGCCGGGAAGCCGCTGGCTGCTGGTGGCGTGTGGCGGGCCCCTGTCGGGACCGCCCTGCCGACGGACGAGACGACCGCGCTGAACGCGGCGTTCAAGTCCGCCGGGTACATCGGCGAGGACGGCCTGACGGAGACGCAGGACCGCTCGACGGAGAAGATCAAGGCCTGGGGTGGGGACACCGTCAAGGTCGTGCAGACCGAGTTCGGTCTCACCTACCAGTTCACGTTCCTCGAGTCGGCGAGTGCCGAGGTGCTCAAGGCGGTGCACGGCGCCGCGAACGTGACGACCACGGCCGCGACGTCGAGCTCGGGCGCGAAGCACGCCGTGAAGATCACGAGCGAGCAACTGCCCCACGAGATCTACGTCTTCGAGATCAAGGACGGTGACGCGCGGATCCGCATCTGCGTCCCGGACGGGCAGATCACCGAGGTCGGCGAGGTCACGTACTCCGACGCGGACGTCATCGGCTACCAGGTGACCGTGGAGGCGTTCTTCGACGCCACGCTCGGTGCTCAGGCCGTGAAGTACATCAACGACGGGCAGAAGTCCGCCTGACGTTGCACATACCCCTGCGGGGGCGGAGTTCGCGCGCCGCCTCGCCGCCCCCGCAGGTCCCCCTTTGAGGCGCGCGACACATGAGGAGGCGCATCCCATGACGACACCTGCCGGTGTGAAGAAGCCCAGTGATCGCAGGCCGAAGGCGAGCGACACGCACGAGGTCGAGGTGAACGGTCGCACGTGGACTGTCGCCGCCGATGCTCTCGACGACTTCGAGCTGCTCGACGACCTGAGCGAGATCGACAGCGGGAACCCGTCGCGGCTCCCCCGGGTCCTCAAGCGGCTCCTCGGGCCGGAGCAGTACAAGGCGGCACTGGACTCGGTGCGTGACCCGGAGACGGGCCGCGTGGGCGTCGAGGCCGGCGCGGAGTTCGTCGGCGCGCTGTTCGAGGCCCTCCCAAACTCCTGAGGCTCGCGGTGCTCCTGCGGGAGCATCGCGGGCCCATCCGAGCCGACTTGCGACGCGAGTACGGCCTGGACCTAGACGACGTGTGGACGGGCGACCTGCGCCCGACCGTGCTGCTCGAGCTCGTCGACAACCTCTCGCCTCAGGCGTCCCTGTGGCGCGCGCTGGACCCCGACGTTGTGTGGGATCTGCCGGGCACGCTCCTGGCGCTCCTCGTCGACGAGATCCGCGTGTTGCGGTGGGAGTTCGAGCGCGTCAACTTCAAGGGCAAGAACCGACCACCCGACCCGCTGCCCCGGCCCGGTGTGAAGCCGCCGGAGGACAAGGCCACGTTCGGTGGTGGTGCGTCCGCGCTCCCCATCGATGAGATGGCCGAGTGGCTGGGGTGGACACGCGCCCCTGAGATCACCCCCGCGGGCCGGGCCCTGCCCCATCGCGACGCCCGAGGGCGATTCACGAAGAACTGAACACAGGAGGCCCTGATGGCGACCGAGCTCGGTGTCGCGTACCTGTCACTGTCGGCCTCCACGAAGGACTTCGCGAAGGACGTCAAGGCTGCTCTCAAGGACGTCGAGGTTGACGCCGAGTCGACAGGCAAGAAGTCCGGGTCGGCACTGGGTGCCGGAATGAAGAAGGGGCTCGTCGCCATCGGCGCCGGTGTCGCTGGCGTCACGGCCCTCGTCGCGGGCCTGGCGATCAAGGGTGGCATCTCCCGGGCACTGGCCATCGAGGATGCTCAGGCGAAGCTCAAGGGTCTGGGGCACACGACTGAGTCGGTGCAGGCGATCATGGACTCCGCCCTGGCCTCGGTGAAGGGCACGGCGTTCGGGCTCGGCGATGCGGCCACGGTCGCGGCGTCGACGGTCGCCGCCGGCGTGAAGCCTGGTGCGGATCTGACGCGGACCCTCAAGCTCGTCGCGGATGCCAGCACGATCGCTGGCACGTCGATGGGTGACATGGGCCTCATCTTCAACAAGGTCGCGTCCACGGGGAAGATCCAGGGCGAGGTGATCGCCCAGCTCGGTGAGCGGGGCATCCCGATCCTGCAGCTCCTCGGTGAGCAGCTCGGGGTGTCCGCGGCCGAGGTGTCCAAGCTGGCATCTGAGGGCAAGGTCGACTTTGAGACCTTCCAGGCGGCGATGGAAGCCGGCATGGGTGGGGCGGCGCTGGCGTCGGGTGAGACGTTCCGTGGGGCGCTGGCCAACACGATGGCGGCGCTGGGGCGTCTGGGCGAGAAGGTCATCTCGGGTGTCCTGCCGCAGATCCGGGACGGCTTCGGGTCGGCGATCGACGTCCTGGACGGCTTCGCGCCGCACGCTGAGCGGATCGGCGAGGTCGTTGGCAAGGCGCTTTCTACGAGCGTGTCATTCATCAAGACGACCCTCGTGCCCGCACTGCGGGAGTCGATCGAGTGGATCAAGCAGAACCAGGGCTGGCTCGTGCCCCTCGCTGGCACGATCCTCGCCGGCGCTGCCGCATTCAAGGTCATCACGACGGCGATGGCGGCGTGGAAGGCGGTCACGGTTGCTGTCACTGCAGCACAGGCCGCGCTGAACGTGGTGATGACGGCGAACCCGATCGGGCTCATCATCGCCGCGGTCGTGGCCCTGGTCGCCGGGATCGTGCTGCTGTACCAGAAGAACGAGGCGTTCCGGAACCTGGTGCAGTCCGCATGGGCTGGCATTCAGGTTGCCGTGCAGGCCGTCGTGACGTGGTGGCAGACGTATGTGCAGCCTGTCCTGACGGCAGTGTGGGCCGCGATCACGGATGCCGCCGCGGTTGCTGTCGCCTGGTATCAGCAGCACCTGGCGCCGACGTTCTCGGCGTTCGGTGCACTGATGTCCGCGGTGTTCGAGCGGATCGGCGCGGTCGTGAACTGGCTGTGGAACACCATCTACCGCCCGGCGCTGACGTTCATGCTCGAGCTCTGGACGGGCGTGTGGTCGGCGATCATCGGGTTCTGGGAGAAGGTCGGCCCGCCCTTGTTCGAGGTGATCCAGAAGTACGTCGAGGTCTTCAAGACGGTGTGGACGGGCGTCTGGAACATCGTCCGCGACGTGGTGGCTGGTGTCTGGAACGCCATCAAGATCGTCATCGAGACGGCCCTCAACACCGTCAAGGGCTTGTTCTCCTTCTGGGCTGCGGTGTTCCGCGGTGACTGGCAGGGCGCGTGGGATGCGATCAAGGGTGTGTTCTCGGGCACATGGGACGGGATCGTCCGGCTCGCGAAGACGGGCGTCGACCTGCTCGGCAACGTCTTCGGGTCCATCAAGGACACGGTCATGGGCGTCTTCACGGGCGCCGGCGACTGGCTCAAGGACATCGGCCGGAAGATCATCGACGGCCTGATCGAGGGGCTCAAGGGCGCATTCAAGGGCGTGCAGGACACCCTCGGGAACCTCACCGACATGCTGCCCGACTGGAAGGGCCCCGAGCAGCGCGACAAGAAGCTGCTCGTCAAGCCCGGCCAGGTCGTCATGGGCGGTTTCGTCAAGGGCCTCGAGTCCAGCTATGGCGATGTCCGCCGGTCCCTCATGGGGCTGACGGCCGATCTTCCGTCGCAGGTGTCGGTGAACGCGAACCCGGAGCGGTTTAGCGGGAACGCGATGCCGGCGCAGATCACGCAGAACGTCTACCCCGCGCCTGACATGTCCGAGGAGGCCATTGGTACTGCGGCGGCCCGGACGTTGACCTTCGAGATGGCGGGGGTGGTGCTGCCGTGACCTCACTGTCGATCGAGGGTGTGACGTTCACCGATCGGGGCGGGCCATCCATCCTCGAGTCTCTGGGTGGCTGGTTCGATGGGGCTCCGGTTCGGGGTGAGGCTCCGGAGCGCCCCGGGCAGCATGGTGACTTCGCGACGCCAGCAACCCGGGGTGGCCGGCTCATCACAGCCGCCGTCACGGTCGTGCACGACTCACCGGCCGAGGCTGAGGCCACACAGCAGCGCATCACCGCGCTCCTGGCCGACGGCGGCTTCGGTGAGCTCGAGGTGACGTCGGCCGCCGGGCAGACGCTGTCAGCCCGGGTGCGCCTGGGGGGTCAGCCGTTGGTGCGGTGGGTGGGGATGTCGCATGCGATCCGCGCCCAGCTGCAGTTCTTCGCCCCCGACCCTCTCCGCTACTCGGCCCCGGTGGTCGCCCGCACGGGCTTCCCGGTGCTGCGGGGTGGCCTCCGTTACGACCTGTACACGGATGGCGCGGGCACGAATCTGGGCT